GTTTGCATACTTGATGGAGATGGGGACAGGTAAAACATTGACTGCATTAGTTGACTTGTTTTTGTTAAATCAACGAGACATGGTTGACTATGCCGTGGTCCTTGCTCCGAAGTCCGTGTATCGTAACTGGATGAAGGAGATTAATACATTCATATCTAGTGAGTATGATTACAAAGTAAACACATGGGATCCGTCATTAAAAGATCCTTATACAAAAGAACATTTAGGTACAGACATATTTTTTCTTAATGCTTTAAAATATAAGCTACATATTTTTTTGATGAACATAGAAGCTTTGTCAACACCCAAAGGCACTAAGTATCTTGGTCACATGATGGGTCGCAGATCTGGTGAAAAGACTATGATGATCGTAGATGAAAGTACAACAATCAAAACACATAATGCTAAGCGCACAAAGACATTACTGAAGTTGTCAGAAAACATTGGCTACAAAAGAATACTAACAGGGACACCTGTCACTAAAAGTCCGCTTGATATATTTTCACAATACGCATTCTTAGATAAAGACATACTCGGTAAAAATTATTATTCTTTTAGAGCACGATACGCCAAGATAGTCAGTAGACCTACGTCAGGCGGTCGTAACTTTCCATTAATAACAGGTTATCAAAGATTAGATGAATTAGAGAAGAAGATATATACACATGCATTTAGAGTAAAAAAAGAAGAGTGTGTAGATCTACCTCCTAAGATTTATCAAAAGAGATTCATACCTATGAGTGAGAAACAACTCGTAGCTTATGAATCATTGAGAAGGAACGCAATGTTTATTTTCAATGACGAAACAACGACATCTGTGAACCGGCTCTCGCAGATTGTAAAGTTGCATCAGGTATGTTGTGGGTTTACCATTAATGATCAAGGTGAGACCCACGACCTGCCTACAAAAAGATATGATGAGCTATTCAATGTGTTGGATGAGGTCAGTGGTAAAGTAATTATCTGGGCCAACTATCGACACAATATTCAAACGATAACAACAAAACTAAAGGAGAAATACGGTGATACTTCGACTGCAGCTTTTTATGGTGATACAGAAAATAAAGTACGCATGGATCTTGTCAAAAATTTTCAGGACAAAGGACATGATCTTACGTACCTTGTGGCGAACCCTAAGACTGGTGGATATGGAATTACTCTTACTGCCTCTCATACTGTTGTCTACTTTTCAAACAATTATGATCTTGAGATAAGATTACAAAGTGAGGATCGTGCACACAGAATAGGACAAAAGAATAAAGTAACGTATGTTGACTTTGTTTGTAAGGGTACAGTAGATGAAAAGATTTTACTTGCTCTAAAGAACAAGGTTGACATAGCCAGTCAAGTTATGGGTGATGAGCTTAAGGCTTGGATTAGTTAGGTCTTTCGTTATAGCCTAAACCTTTTGTAGCCGCACCGCCACCACGAGCTGTGCCTCTTACAATCTTCATACCACCATCTTTGAGACCTTGAGCTTTTAATTTAGCAGTTGCCTCAGCAAGACCGCCATCTTTCATAAAGCCCATTTTGTTTCTTACCTTTTTAGGTAATTTACGTAAGCCTTTACCTTTTTTACCCTCTGGTGGTTTTCTTAGTTTTCTATTTGCCATTATTTTTTACCCCCACGTTTCAGAGTAACACGTTTAGATAGTCTAAGTCCACCTGGAACGTTTTTGCCTGGTTTACCTTTTACACTATGTATATCTTTGACAATATCATAATTCTCTGCACCAACACCTTCAGTCATACCAGCACGAACCATGTCGTCAAGCTGTTTATTGATGGCTTTCATTTCCTTGTCACTCATACTTAATCCTACCTTTATTCCTTATAATTAGCAACGATAGATGCAAGTTCTTCACATCTGTTTTTAGTTTGCTTATGCCAACGGCTGTCTTTCATCTGGAAAGCGGCACCTTCCCAGTCACCTTCTTTCATGCATCTAAACATGTTTTTAAACTTAGAGACACCATTTTTTCCCAGCTGAAAGCACATGTTTACCAAGACTTCACCTATAACCTGAGGTAGATCGTGTCCAATCTTCTCAGCTATCAGCTCATCAGCTCCCGCTGCTGCTCTGTTTAAGTCTATATCGAAGAGTTCTTCTACCTCTTCCATAGTAATCTCTACGCCTTCTGCATATCTTTCTCTTTCATGCGGAAGTATAAGGTGGCCTATAGCAATAGTGGCTTTTCCTAATGTGTCAAGGTACATAGTAGTGCGTACGCCTTCATGGTGACGTACCTGGTCACGAAGGCTATCTGTTATTTCGATCATACTTTATTAATATAATTCATCTTAGCCAAAGCGGCAAGACCTGTTTCTTCCTTCATTGGAGTTGCCATGATACCACCCATATTATTTAAAGAGTTCATAACCATCAGTAGCTCTGGACTCATAGGTACCTCTTGAGGTAAAGATCTCTCTGGATTATTATCTTCAAATTTCATCATTGGAAACTCTTTAGTAAAATCTTCCGGTTGATCTCCTCGTCTCATAAAAGGTAATGTCTGAGGTACTAATGTATTTGTAGTGTCTGAGACAGATACAGGAGGAGGCGTTTCTAAATCTTTTATAGCTTGTGTTTTAATACCTCTAGCCTCTAACGCTTTGCTTGCAGCAACAGGTGTAGTGTTCATACCCATACCACCATTAGATAATTTTTGTGGTGGGTTAGCGGGATCGAAAATAGAAGTAAATTGTAAAGCTGTGCTCATAACCCGCCTATACCTCCTTGAGCAGCAATAGCATCATCGACTGAGCCAAAAGCTAATTGATTTCTAACTTGAGGTGCCATAGGAGCACCACCACCAGCAGGTTCAAATAAAGGTCCTGTGTCTTCAAAACTAATAGGTTGTTGAGTTTGATTAATTCTATTCATTAACTCACCTGTAACTCTTTGTTGTGCTTTATTTATATTACCAGACATCATGTTCAGTTGTTGTTCTCTAGCGTTTTGTGATTCTATTTTTGTTTGACCTTTTTGCATTAAACTAAATATAGATTCATCAATACTATTAATAAACTCTTCTCTTTCCACCTCAGCATCTGTTGGTAACACAGTAGAAGCCCATTCCAATATGTCATTACGTCTTGATACTGTTAAGGCTTTATTTAAGTCACCAGGATTCTTTGCCATGTTTTCATAGAGCTCTGTAAATGTTTTTAAATATTTAGGGTTAGATAAAATACTAGATCCATATTTTAAAACTAATGCTGTTAACACAGGACTAAATGGTCCACTGACTGTGGATGCAGCACCCGTGCCAGCACCAAATAACATCAGCCCTTTTAATCCAGTCAATGTTAATCGTCTTTGTAAGAATGTAGAGGAGTCATTAATTTCGAAACTCTTTGCTTGACTGACGGCATCTAAAAATCTTTGTACACCCTTTACAGATACACCTGTGCCCTCTAATGCAGTGGCTAATATTTCTTGTCCTTGTTGTGTATCTAAACCTAATGACTTTGCAAAATTGGAAGGGTTAAATCTAACATCACTAAATTCTAATAATTCTGGTGCAGCCTTTTTTAAACCTTTAGCTCTAATGACTTCAGGTGCCACATCTTTTAAATTAATAAACTGTGTTGCACTTACACCAGGTGGTAAGCCCTCTATAGATGCTTTTATCGCATCGTCAAATAAATTTCTTACAATCTTTTTTCTACCTGCGTCTGGAGCTGCACTTATGATTGGCACTGTTTTTTTGACCATAGTTCCGTAAGAAGGTGAGTTTATGTCCATGTCTTTAACCAACACGTCAAGATCCACTACTTTACCTTCTACGTTACCTGCTTTTTTATATGCACGTATTTGATCTGGCGTTGTTTGAGATAACTCAATCAAATGCTTCATCGCATCATTACTTGTTTTAGCTCTACCAAAAATAATTTGAAACATCTCATCAGTATACATTAGTCCTCTTTCTACATCAGGACCTGGGCCAAATATATTTGCATTGACTTGCTTCATATTAGAAGCGACACCACCTTCAAAAGTTGGCATGGTGTGTGCAAAATATTCGTTAGCTGCAGCAAGTTTTGCTAAAGCAGTGTTAAAAACAGTTTCATCGACTGCATTGTCTATGTTTTTTAAATTTAAAATATCATATTCTAATCTTGACGCTAAATTACCAATAGCTTGTGCCTCTTCTTTCGGTATCTTTCCTTTAAACTCTGTTTTAAAATTTGTAATAAAATCATTAAACATTTGTCTCATGGTAACAGCTTGTTCTAAGGTTATATTTTCATCCAACTTACTCATAGTTTCATAGAATGTTCCAAAAGCTCTTTTAGTACCATCACCTGGGAATCTAAATTCACCATAACCCTGCATTCCCGGTATGGCTTCTCTAAATTGTGCTGCTGTATCTTTTGCTACATCTTTAAATCCCGATATGTTAATAACTTTTTTGCCTTTTAATTTTTTTGCGTATTCTTCAAAGTTTTCATACATGTACTGTTGAGCGTTTCTAACTGCCTCATAGTTTTTTCCCATGATTTTTTGAAAGTCTGCACCTAACATTGTCATAGTTTGCATTGGTGCCATACCGTTTGCAAGCTGACCTAAGTATTGTCTTGACCCTTCATCTACAGCCTGTGCTTGTTTTTTAAATGCACTACCAATCCATGGAAACACACCAATAACTTTACTATACCCTTTCCAGAAAGGCATGTTTGATGCTTGAATTAAACCCATAGGCATACCGTAAGTCTCTGATATCTGTGCGATCTTTTCTAAGTTAGCTTTATCAGGTGACACACCAAAAATATATTTACCTATCGTGGCTTTACCTGCATTGAATATAGGAGCCATGGTCATAGCACCACCTGTAAACATAGTATTTAAAGCGGTGTCATACAAAGCTTGACTCATCTGACTAGATAGGTCCTCTTCTGGTAAATCCATTAAAGATCTTATAATATTATTACCTAAACGATAAGTTTTTGAGCCTAAGTCTGAACCAGCGGCCTCTGCAACTAAAAATTCAGCAGGAGTTAAAACTGCAAAAGGATTTCTTGTCCCTGCAAACTTTGCAGATTGTGCTGCTGCTACACCCAAAAATCCACCTGAAGCACTAAAAGATGGCTCTGATATAAGTCCATCGATTGGTAGAAAAGTATTACCATAATATTGCAGCGGATCTTTTATGAGTTCAGCTCGTTCTGCTACATCTGCAGCTCTTTCGTATAGTTCACCAAACGCTGCTGGTCCCTCCGGTAAATTAGCTAAGGGTGACTTAATTTCACCAGCTTCTATTTTATTTAATAAATCTCTTGTCTGATCAAAGGTTGTATTAGGATCAATACCATAAGCTTTTTTGATTTTATCAATGTCAGATTGTGTTGGTTGACTCGGATTTTGCAAATAAAAACTTTTTTGGTTCTCCGTGCCTTCCATTAAGGTAATATAATTTTGTGCTTTTAAAGGTGCCATTATAATGTACTAAACAAGTCCTCCACTTTTAATGATGTTGATCCCTCAGGTGCGGCTGTAATACTTTGCTCTGCAGCTTCGTTAATAGTAGTTGGAAATGTTCCTTCTGGTTGTGTAGCAGTGACAGCACCACTAGCGGAAGGGTCCATAAAATATTGTCTATAAGGATCAACTGGTAGATTCAATCTTTCAAGTAAAGGTATAATTACTTCATTGACCTCAGGTGTTGTACCGAGAACCTCAGGTGTAGATCTAATAATAGCTTTTTGTGCATCAGATAATTTAAGTGCAACCTGTTCTAATTTAGCGATAGCTTGTTCAGGTGATTGTAATCCATAAATAGATACAGCCTCAGATGCTCTTTGAATATCGTCAACATTCAAACGACCTGTAGATTTTAAAGCTCTAGCAAGACCATAAATAATAAATATCTCTTTCACTTTATTTTGTGCGTATGTTGGATCATACCCTTGCCCTTCCCACCATGATGTTTGAACGATATCATTTAGAGAAGCTTGAACGACTTTGGTTTGTTTTTTAAATGGCACGTTAAGGCCACCGACTTTTGCAGGTACATCAGTAAGCACAATGTCATCTTTGATTGATGTATCGACTGTACCTCCAGTAGGTATTGCACCAGGATTAGCTTGGTCAAAAGAAAATAGCATCTGACCTTCATCTACAAGACCTGTTCCATAAGCTCCACCAACACCTGCTTCATTACCCAATAAATTAAACACAGCTTCTGTAGTGGCTCCTACTTCTTGTATAGCTTTCTTAATCGATCCAGAAACACCAACTTTTGATGGGTCTGCCTTTGCAACATCTAAAATACTCATAACATCATTATATTGATTTTGAAGAGTAAATAAGTTTGATGAACCTTCCCTGACTTTTGATTGTGATAATTGTAAATTTTTAAAGTTACCAACATCTTCAGCAGCAGCAGTTTTACTAGGAAAAAATAAATTAAATCTGCCCTGTTCATCACCGGGTATTTTAACATCAAATATTTGTTGACCATCTTCAGTGACTCTACCTAACCTATATTGTATGCCTGTTTCTGTTTGTATAGGCATAGCAGCAATTGGACCGACTACTTTACCGTCTGGTCCTGTGTAAGCAACTTGGACTGGTTGTTGTGGATTTTTTAAAAAGTGCATACTTGCCTTAAGTTTTTCCTCCTCCATGTCTAGATTTGTTTGAGCTATTTTCTTAAGTATGTCTGAAGTAAAACCTAAATATTTTTCTGCATTTGCATTATCGTAACCCATTTTTTTAAGGT